CCTAGAGGGGTGGGGGGGGGGAGGGGGGGGGGTGGGGGGTGGAAACAGGTGGGTGGGGTGGGGGCGGCCACGCATACGTATTCCGTGAAGAGGGACCCCTATTTTTAGGTATATACACACGGTATGTACATTTTTAAAAAGCAGCGTATACTACACAAAATCCATTACATAGCTACAATCACATATGCCATATAAAGATCCTAAAGACCCTCGCCAGAAAGAAGCACAACGCCAGTGGTACGAGCGCAACAAAGAAACCCATAAAGCTAATACAAAAGCCAATAAGGAAAAAGGGAAGTTGGCATGGCGTGGTTTCAAAGCAACACTGAAGTGCGCCCTATGCAGCGAAAATCACTCGTGGACATTAGACTTTCATCATGTAGTTCGTGCACCAGATAACAGAAAAGTCTACAAGCTAGTCTCCGGTGGGATGTATAAGCAGGCAATTAAAGAGATTCGAGAGCGTTGCGTGGTTCTATGTGCTAACTGCCATCGTAAGGGTCACTACTACGAAAAACACGGCCTTCCATTAGATGCACCGAATTACTCCCAGTACGAAGAATGGTTCTCAATAAAATAGCTTGACACACATAAACACCATATGTACTATACGCACATAACCCATCAAAAGGAGAAGCACCATGGCACTACCAAACTTTTTAAAGATGTTCTCTGGCAAAGAAACAAAGGCTGAGGAAAAAGCTGAGAAGAAGGCTACCCCTGCTGTGTACGCTAAGGGCGAAAAGAAAGAGGGAGCGAAATCCACTTCGGCCAAAAAACCGATGCGTAGTGCGGCTGCTCCAGCTAAGAAAGTTGTTGCTAAAAAGACTGTTGCGAAGAAGAAGTAATGAAACGTCATAATTTTTTCTTGCCTGACGAAATCGTCGAAGAGCTGAAACAAGCGGCTCATGAAGATCGTACGACTATGTCAGAACTTATACGCAAATCGATAGCCCAATACCTTGATGGACGAAGAACTAATTCCAGCAACGCCGCCGGCGCTTGAAGTACCACAGGAGTTAATTCTTGCTATAGCGATGGGGATGGAAGACCCGAAAGAGGTCGCCTCCCGTTATGGCTATGAAGGACTCAAGTGGGAAATGCTCAACGGGTGGAAACCGTTCACTGATGCTGTAGCTGCGAAGAAGATCGAGCTAGAGACTAGCGGAATTACGTTCAAAATCAAAGCGAAAGCTCTGACGGAGGATGTATTTGAAGATGCATACCGGATTGCAAGAGGCAACGATGCAACGCTTTTACAAAAGCTCGAGTTCGTCAAATTGGGAGCTAAGTTGGGTGATATGGAACCCAAGACTAATACTCAAGTCCAAGCGGGTCCCGGGTTCTCGATCACGATCAATTTATCACCGCCGAAAACCGAGAATGTCATTGACGCAACAGTGGATGAGGTCGCTCAGATTGAGCAGAGCGAAGCACTCGAAGAAGTCATAGTCGCAGACAAACCGAAGCGCAAAAAGAAAGCGACATGAGTCACTTAACATACACACCACCGGCGAGCGTCTCCGAGTTTTTAACCGACGAGTCGTTTATATCCCTAATCGTAGGACCAGTTGGATCGACAAAGACTACAGCTGGAATCATGAAGATTGCATATCACGCTAGTAGGATGGCGAAATGCAGAGATGGTATTCGTAGGTCTAGGGCGATTTGGATTCGTAATACACGAGAGCAGTTAAGGGATACGAGTATTCCAGACGTCTTGCGTTGGTATCCAGATGGTCAAGCGGGTGTGTTTGAGAAAACTAACTACAAATTCATCTTGAGGTTTGACGATGTCGAATGTGAAATACTTTTCCGTGGTCTTGATGATTCTAACGACGTACGGCGTCTATTGTCTTTACAGGCTTCTTTCGGTATCTTGGACGAGTTCCGTGAGATCAACCCGGACATTTTCAATGCACTGCAAGGACGTCTGGGCCGTTATCCTTCTAAACTGGATAATGCTGTTGGTTGTGTTACTGACGACGGCAGTAGTAACGCTCATATTTGGGGGATGACAAACCCACCAGACATGGATACGTTCTGGGAGCAGTACCTAAGTGAACCACCTAAGAACGCAGCATGTTACTTCCAGCCATCGGGTTTATCCCAAGAGGCTGATTGGCTTGAATTTTTACCGGATGGATACTATGAAAACTTGGCAGAAGGTAAGAGCGAAGACTGGGTCGATGTATATATCAATGCGAAATTTGGTAAATCCTTGTCAGGCCAACCTGTGTTTCGTGCTTTCGATTCTGATATTCATGTATCTAAAAAACCGCTGACATATATAAAAATGTCGACAAACCCGCTTATAATTGGGATGGATTTCGGCTTAACGCCAGCTTGTACGATTAGTCAGGTTGACCCGATGGGCAGATTTCTCACCTATGCGGATTTAGTTTCCGAGGGGATGGGTACGCTCAGATTTGTGCGTGAGAAGCTAAAACCACTCCTAGCCAATAAATTTCCGGGCATGCCAGTATTGATTATTGGAGACCCAGCAGGAACGCAAAGAGCTCAGACAGATGAGCGTTCAGTGTTCGATATTTTGAAACAAGAGGGATTTCGTGTCATCCCAGCGAAGTCCAACAGCGTTGTAGCTAGATTAAGTGCTGTTGATGCATTGCTAACTCGCATGGTTGATGGTAAAACGACTATGTTGATTGATCCCGCATGCAGAAATATAATTAATGCACTTCGAGGCGGATATAGGTATAAAATTAAATCAAATGGTGAAACGGACGATAAGCCCGAGAAGAACCAGTATTCCCACGTAGCAGATGCGTTCCAGTACGCTTGTTTACATGCAGATGGAAATTTAACAGGGGATGTATTAAGCAAAAAAGTCAAAAAAGTTGAGAAACACAACTTTATATGGGATTAATGCTTGACACATCAAGTACTTATGAGTTACAAAGTAACTATTAACATCCAAGAATAGTCTATGGAATCTGCCTTAAACATTACAGGTTCGACTGCCCCTGGTTATACATCAGTCGGTGGTATCGTCCCAATTAAGTCCATCAAGCAGCTCCAAGAAGAGGAGCGCAAAGCCGCCGTCGACGCAAATTCTAGCACTGTCATTCAGAATCTTGCGGCTTATATCAAGCAAAAGTGGTGGTACGCTCGTATGGCTAAAGAGTACACAGTTGAGCAGCAAATGCTTAAATCTGTTCGTGCTCGTCGTGGTCAGTATGATCCTGACAAGTTAGCCCAGCTGCGTGAGCAAGGTAGTTCTACGATTTTCATGATGCTGACTTCTAACAAGTGTCGTGCTGCTTCTAGCTGGTTACGTGACGTTATTATGTCCAGCCCTGAAGAAAAACCATGGAGCTTGCGCCCAAGTCCGATTCCAGATATGGAACCAGATATTCTGCAAGACCTCATGATGCAGGCACAGCAGCAACTAGAACAGTTGTTAGCCTCAGGATACAACCCAACAGACGTTGAAGTGCGTGAACTTCTTCTAAGACTTAAAGATCAGGCTTATCGCCAACTCGGTGATATTGCTGAAGAAACTGCTAAGCGCATGGAAAAGAAAATGCACCAGCAGATGATCGAAGGCCAGTGGACTACAGCGTTTGCTCAGTTTATTGATGACCTAGTTACATTCCCAGCAGCAGTACTTAAAGGCCCAGTTGTACGTAATCGTCCTGAGTTGAAATGGGTTAAAGTGCCAGGTGGTAACTACGATCTACAAGTACAAAATACATTAGCCCTTGAGTGGGAACGAGTAAGTCCGTTTAATCTTTACCCCGCTCCAGATGCCTCAACCATTGACGATGGGTACATGATTGAAAGACACAAATTATCTCGAGCAGACTTGCACCAGCTTATCGGCGTTGATGGCTATAGCGATGGCGCAATCCGTGGAGTTTTGGAGCAGTATGGTAAGGGTGGACTCCGTGAGTGGATATATGTCGACCTTACAAAGGCTACAGCAGAAGGCAAATCGACGACAGCAGCTGGTCAAAACCCTTCTGAACTTATAGACGCATTGCAGTTCTGGGGTTCTGTACAAGGTCGTTTACTCCGTGACTGGGGTATGACTGAAGAAGAAGTTCCAGATGCTATGGCTGAATATCCGATTGAAGCTTGGCTTATCGGTACTTGGATTATCAAAGCGGTTATTAACCCAGACCCACTAGGTCGTAAACCTTACTACAAGACCTCTTACGAGGAAGTCCCAGGAGCGTTTTGGGGCAATTCTGTAGCTGACCTATGCCGTGACACTCAGGACATCTGTAATGCGGCTGCTCGCAGCTTGGTGAACAATATGAGCTTGGCATCAGGCCCACAGGTTGTTTACAACATTGACAGACTCCCAGAGGGTGAAATTGTTACTCAGTTGTACCCATGGAAGATCTGGCAAGTTACATCTGACCCTGTTGGTTCTAACTCTAATCCAGTTGAGTTTTTCCAACCTTCTACACAAGCTAACGAATTAATGGCGGTGTATGAGAAGTTTGCTACTTTGGCTGACGAATACACAGGTATCCCACGTTATATGACTGGCGGATCACCTACTGGTGGCGCTGCTAGAACTGCATCAGGTATGTCAATGCTTATGACTAACGCTGGTAAATCAATTAAACAAGTGATTGCGAACATCGATGAACACGTTATTAAGCCTTGTGTGGATCGCCTCTACTATTACAACATGCGTTATAGCGATGATGCTGATCTTAAAGGTGATGTTGATATTGTCGCTCGGGGAGCAGCTTCAGTCCTTGAAAAAGAACAAGCTCAGCAAAGAAGAAATGAATTCTTATCTATCGCATTGAATAGCCCAGCAGCACAACAAGTAGTAGGCATGGAAGGTATTGCAGAACTTCTACGCCAAGCAGCTGGTACACTAGATATGAACGTAGATAAGATTGTTCCTTCAGTAGAAGCCATGAAAGTTAAGCAAGCAGAGGCGACTCAGCAACAAGCCATGATGCAAGCAGCTGAAATGAGCAATCAACAAGGCGGTAATCCTCAGCAAGGCGGAACTCCACCAGCAGCACCAGGCGGAGCTCAACTTATGAACGGTGCACCAGTAACAGATCAATTTTCGCAGTAAAGCTTGACAAAGTAGTATAGACGTTGTAAATAGTAACTAAATCAGGTACTTACCTGACGACATTAAGGAGTTTTTATGAAAGCAATCGCACCAATGGAGTCACGCTCCAAAGAGTACGCTCAAGAATCAGCTAAAACTGATGGCATGAGCAAAGGCGCTGCTACCCAAGGAGCCGGTGGTTCTGATGGTAACGTTGACGCTTTAGGTAAACGTGGCGGTAAAGAGTTCGCTCAAGAATCCGCTCGCACAGAAGGTCTTTGCAAGTAAGTGCTAAGATTAGATGAGCAAGTAGCTCGTTGTTTTCAACGACTGCAAGCCAAAGAATTTGAACCGCTAGTTCAGTTTCTCAAGGAGAGCCGAGAAGGAACCTTGGAACAACTAGTAGGTGTTCTACAAACAGAACAGATTTATCGGCTACAAGGTGAAGCCGCAGTATTGGCCGACTTACTAGGTCATATTAAAAACTCTAACGAGTTAGTCACCAAACTAAGCGCTACCCGCAAGGGATAGCATAAACCGTAGTAGCAGACCGTATATCGAGTTTGCGCACACCTGAAAAGGAGCGCACATGAGAGTCGGAGCTAAAGGAGATAGAAATGGCATTGCCAAAGGCAGTTCAGCAACAGCTGGAAGAAGCAGACCGTATTGCGGCCGAATTAGGCGGCGAAAAGACCGGGGAGGGCTCCTCGGAGACTAACCCGAATAATCAACAAAGTGATCAAAACGTAGACCAAAACCTACAACAAGATCCGCCACCGAACGATCCGCCGCCTGACAATAACGTTTCGCAAGAGACAAAACCAACGGAAGTTCCTGAAGAAAAATGGTCTCACAAATACCATACTCTAAAGGGAATGTACGACGCAGAAGTACCAAGACTACATAGCCAAGTGCGCGAGATGCAAGCGCAAATCCAACAGTTAATCGAGGATAAAGCTCAAGTTGCGGCACAGGTTGCGGAAGCTCCGAAGGGTAGTTCTCTAATCACTGACGAAGACAAAGAAGCATTTGGGCCAGATTTGATTGACCTGATTGAGCGAGCAACAGAAGCTAAAGTGGCAACACTTAAATCTTCCGAAGCCCAGCTTAAAGAGGAGATTAAACAGCTTAAAGGACAGCTTGGAAACGTAGAAGAGCGTCAAGTAGTATCTGATAAAGATCGCTTCTTGGCATCACTAAGTCAACAAGTACCAGATTGGGAAACACTGAACACAAATTCAGGATTCTTAGCTTGGTTACAAGATGTTGATCCAGTTTATGGAATTCCAAAGCATGTGGCACTAACGAACGCTTATGAAAATGGAGATGTTGCTCGTGTAGCAAATATTTTCAAGACTTATAAGAGTACATTAGCTCCATCTGCGGCTCCTCAAGCCAAATCAAACCAGCAAGAGCTTCAGCGTCAAGTTGCGCCGACCCGTACTCGTTCGACGTCGCAGCCCGGAGACAATCAGGACAAACCAATGTTTAACAATAAAGACATTGAGAAGTTCTACTCAGATTGGCGACGTGGCTACTACACCGATGAAGAGGCGGCACAGATGGAAAAACAAATTCACGCCGCAATTGCCGAGGGCCGTGTTCGATAAAAAGAACTAAAACCCGGAGCGAGAGTGGTATTTTAAATCCCTAGAAAGGAAACTTAGATGTCTACAATTACTCCGGGCGCAGTCTACCCAATTAACGCAGGTGGTTTCAACGCTCCTAACGGCGAAACAGCCTACTCAGGTACAGCTTATAGCGGTACATTTATTCCTACACTCTGGTCAGGTAAACTGGCTCAGAAGTTCTACGCTGCTACAGTTTTTGGCGAAATCGCTAATACTGACTGGCAAGGTGACATCACTGGTATGGGCGATACAGTAATTATCAACACCATCCCAACAATCACCATCAATGACTATGAAATCGGTCAGAACTTGGCATACGAGATCCCTGCTCCAAGCACAATCTCTTTGACAATCAACAAAGGTAAATACTTTGGCGTGAACGTAAACAACGTTCTCGAATTGCAAGCTAAGCCAAAATTGATGGACGTGTTCACCAATGATGCTGCTATGCAGATGAAGATTCAGATTGATCAAGACGTTCTCGGTGGTACATTCAACCAAGGCGCTTCTTACAACCAAGGTGCAGACGCTGGTAAGATCTCCGGTGCATTTGACCTCGGTACTGACGACGTTCCTGTAACATTGTCAGCATTGAACATCCTCCAGAACATCACTGCATTGTCTTCAGTATTAGACGAAGCAAACGTTCCTGAGACAGATCGTTTCTTGGTAATCAGCCCAACAGAGCGTCAAATCTTGATGCAATCTAACTTGGCTCAAGCTCAGTTCATGGGTGACCCTTCTTCTATCCTCCGTAACGGTAAGGTTGGAATGATCGATCGCTTCACAGTTTATGTATCCAACTTGTTGCCTCGTGCAGCTGCTGGTGAAAACTGGGTTGGCGGTGCTGATGTTGGTACAGCTAAGCGTCATGCAATCATGGCTGGTCACAAGTCTGCAATCACTTTCGCATCACAGATCGCTAAAGTTGAGAGCTTACAGAACCCTAACGACTTCGGTACATTGATTCGTGGTTTGAACGTGTACGGTTACAAAGTTGTTCAGGCTGACGGTCTAGCACTCTTGGTCGCTGCAGGTTAATAACTGCTAACGTGGGTGGGGAGTTCTCCACCCACAACTTGACTTAAGGAGTTTCAAATGTCTGTATTGACTGATTTAGCAGTAGCGGGTTATTCGACCCCTCAGATTCAGGCTATCCAAGCAGTTGGCGTAACTCCAGCAGATTTAGTAGCCGCAGGTTTTACTACTGCACAAGCAAACCAAATCCTTGCTGATTTAACACCAGGCGACGATGGTAACGGATATGTACAACAAGGTTTGTGGTTTGGTACTCAAGCCCCAGCTTTAGTTGCATATTTACTAGACTAAAAATGATCGGGGCTCCGGCCCCTTTCTCTAATATAATAGGGCTATGGGAACAATTACCGCCAAATACATTATTGACAAAGCGTCAGTTCAATTGCTCGATCCGACAAATGCACGTTGGACTCGTTCTGAACTGCTTGGCTGGGTCAACGATGGTCAGCGCCAAATTATTATCATTACCCCAAGTGCTACTAATAAAGTAGCAATTAAAAAGCTAGACGCAGGGACAAGACAGAGTATCCCATCAGACGGTTGGACGCTTTTAGAATTAATTCGCTACATGGGCCCAGATGGTACAAAGCCAGGCCGTGCAATTCGTGTAACTTCACGAGAGTTGATTGACTCATTTAATCCAGATTGGCACGAAGACTGCCCATCAATAATGCCTAAGCATTATGTATTCGACCAACAAGATCAAACTATTTTTTACGTATACCCGCCAAACACAGGTAAGGGCTATGTACAACTTAACTATTCTCCAATTCCAGTAGACTTAACTACTGAGAACGATACTATTGCTGTAAGCGATATGTTTGAAACAGCATTGCTAGACTATATTTTATATCGTGCTAATAGCAAGGATGCAGAATACGCTCCAGGGCTGCAACTGGCTCAAGGCTACCTACAAACCTTTATGGCTTCTATGGGTGTTAAGGCTACTGCTGAAACTACTAACAGTCCGAACCAGCAGTTCGCACCTAAAAACCCAGATAACCCAGGTTCTGAATCATGACCCAAGCTTACGGTTTTACCGTTCCTTACTCAAAGTTTCTGCCTTATGTAATGCAGTATGTGCCTGACGCATCTGAATTCATTGCAGAGAACGCTATCAAGTCAGCCTGTATTGAGTTTTGTGAAAAGACTCTTATTTGGCAGATCAATATTGATCCGATGGATGTTATTAACGGGCAGAACAACTACCCCATAGCAACTCCAGATGGTACAAAGTTTGTAGTACCTGTGCAGTCTTATTTCAATACTAACTTGTTGATTCCTAAGGGACCAGACGAGTTGGCTGAGATTTACCGCATGGGGGATTACCAGCAGATTCAAGGTGGCCCACAGTACGTTACTCGTATGATTAAGCCTGAAGTAATTCTTGTTCCTACTCCTTTCGTATCTGAGCCTGCAGTTCTGTATGTAAAAGCAGCTATTGCCCCTACTCGTGACTCTACAGAGATTGATTCAGAAATCTATGAGCAGTACGCAGAAGCTATTGCTTGGGGCGCTCGTGCACGTTTATACGCTCAGCCACGTCAGGATTACACAGATAAGACTGCTTCTATTGAAGCACTAAAGATGTTTCGTTTTGAAATTAATAGACTCCGTATGCAGGTCACTAAAGGCCTCACACGAGGTTCTCCACGAGTTGAATTCCAGAGGTGGGTATGAGCACTAATATTAGACTTGTCCAAGGTGATAACCTTCCAGAGGTTACATTAACCTTAACTGATGCCCAGACTGGCAACGCTATTGATCTATCTGCTTCTACAACTACAGTAGTCGTAAAGCTACGTGCACAGAACGGTACTACAGTTCTTTCTACTTTAGAGTGCACAAAGCCTAATGGTGGAGCAGACGGAGTAGTTATGTTCTTCTTTCCAGGCACAACTTTAGACATCGCTCCAGGGCAGTATCAAGGTGAAATTGAGATCAGCTTTAATGGTCAGATTCTGACTGTATACGACTTACTCCAATTCACCCTTCGTGCTGAGTTTTAATGAGTTGTAGCACTACTGCTTCTTCTATATTTTTAGTAGCGGTCAGTTTTATTGAGCCGACGGCAACGCCGTCTTTTATTGATGCACAAGCTCAAGCATCCTACATTCAGCCTTGTGTAAGCGTTTCATATACTCAGATTAGAGTTTGTGCGGAAGTAACGTTCCCAGATGTCTTAGCAGTAGATGTTGTTACTCCAGCAGATCAAGTCTACTTAGATGTTTCTAAGGCATTAGCTGATTCGCTAAGTCAGCCAACAGATGCACTTACCCTTTCTACAGGAAAGGCAATTGCCGAGTCCGTAGTCACAGCAGATAGCATTCAGACAACTTTAATTTACATACGCACGTTTGCTGAGGATATTTTTGCAGTAGACGCACCAGTTTTAGATATAACTAAGCCTACATCCGATACAGTCGTGATAGGTGAAGACTCGACTTATGCATTAGATAAAACGTTATCAGAGCTAGTCAGTATTACTGACAACATGGATACTAATATCCAGCACCTGTTTATTAAGGTGGTTAACGAATTTACAGTTAATACAGATGCGCAAGTCATTGATTTTACGTCAGATAAAGCTGATAATATAGCAACAGGATCCAGTGGATACTTGCTAATGCAAGATTACTGTGATATTACTTATTTCTTAGAAGATTACGTTGGGTCGTATAGGACCTTCACATAAAGGAGCTGTAATGAATACAAATGAAATTTTGAAAGCCTCCGGCTCCTTACGGGTCGTAATTACTGGATCAGACGGTACAGTTAAGGAAGAGCGTGAGTTTAAAAACCTAGTAGTTAACACAGGTCTAGCTTATATTGCTTCTCGCATGGTGGGTACTTCAGCAACTACTATGGGCTATATGGCTCTAGGTTCTGGTACAACAGCCGCTGCAGCAGGCAACACAGCTTTACAAACTGAATTAGGTCGTGTAGCCTTAGCCTCAGGTACAGCAGCCGCTGCGGTAGTTACTTACACAGCTACATTCCCAGCTGGTACAGCAACAGGTGCGGTTACTGAAGCAGGTATCTTAAATGCCTCTACCTCTGGCACATTACTTTGCCGCACAGTATTTGCAGTTGTAAACAAAGGTTCTGATGACGCAATGAGCGTTACCTGGACTATTACAATCTCCTAATCCGAAAGGGTAGATTTTGACTACCATAGTAACTCGTGCTGGCAAGGGAAGCCCCCTCACTAATAACGAGGTCGATGCTAACTTTGTCAACTTAAATGATGCAAAGATTGAAACGCTTACATCTACGGATTCGAGCGTCACAATTACTGGCACGGGTTCATCACGTAATTTAAGTGCTAGTGTAACTGTCCCGGTTAGCAACATTACTTCTATTGATGGAAGTGTTGTTATATCTGATGTTGCTACTGTCTTTGATTTAAGCGTTGGTACTGCCGCAAATACAGGTACATTAATTGCACAAGTAAGGAATGAAACAGGAGCTACCTTAACTAAAGGTACTGTTGTTTACCCTGCAGGGGCTGCAGGTAATAAGATGCTGGTCCAAAAAGCATTAGCTACTTCTGATGCAACTTCAGCTCAGACGTATGGCATGATCCAAGCTGATATATCAAATAACCAAAATGGATTTGTGGTTATTATTGGTGAAGTTACTGGGCTAAATACTCTTGGGCTAACCGAAGGCGGAATTGTTTATCTAAGCCCTACAGTTGCAGGCGGATACACGCAAACAAAACCATCAGCTCCAAATCATTTAGTGTATGTTGGTATTGTAACTAGAGTACATGCTAATCAAGGTGTTATTCAAGCTCGTGTTCAGAATGGCTATGAGTTAGACGAGATACATGATGTTGCAATTAACTCTGCAACATTAGCAAACGGCCAGACCATTATTTATGATGCAAGTACATCTTTATGGAAAAACGCTAATTTAACTGCTGGTACAGGCATTTCTGTTACTAACGGCGCTTCTTCTATAAGTATTGCCAATACAGCACCAGACCAAGTCGTAGGTTTAACAGGTGCAGGCACTACAGCCGTAACAGGAACATACCCGAACTTCACTATTACTTCTAGTGATGCTTACACCGGTACAGTAACTAATGTAACAGGCACAGCGCCAATCGCTGTAGCTAACGGAACAACAACTCCTGCGGTTAGTATCTCTCAAGCTACTACAAGTACTGACGGATACCTCAGCGCTACTGACTGGAACACCTTTAATAATAAATATACATTGCCTTCTCAAACAGGTAATGATGGTAAAGTTTTAACTACTGATGGCTCAACCGCAACCTGGCAACCTGTAGACGCAGACCCAGCTGGAACGGCAGTCGCAATGGCAATCGCTCTAGGATAATCATGGCAAATACATTTAAGAACAGCTTTGCAAGCTCAGTCGGTACAACTCCAGTATCAGTCTATACTTGCCCATCAGCTACACAAACAACTATTATCGGCTTATCTATCGGTAATACTATTACTAGCCCAATCACTTGTGATGTCATCGTAGACTCAGGCGCTTCTAGTTACTACATGGTTAAGAACGCAACAGTTCCTGTTGGTGGAGCATTAGTTCCTATCGGCGGTGATCAAAAGCTTGTGCTAGAGCCTACAGATGTGTTAAAAGTACTTAGTTCCGTATCAAGTTCAGCAGACGTTATTGTTTCTTATTTAGAGATCACCTAATGAGCTATTTAGGCAATACACCTACAACTCAAGCGTTTACACCACAAGTAGATTACTTTAGTGG